GAATAAAATGTTCCCATTTGATTCCATCCTTTTAATTAACCCATCCTCAGCTGTCTTATTAGACCTTTGGGTAGGGTATTGGTTAAAGTTATTTCCAAGGGTTCTTTGAATCAAAGTCCCCAATCATAGTATCCATAATTTTATCTTCTATATTTCTTCCATCAACATTAGATTGTCCAGAAGGCATCACTCCCATAGAGGATGGTACTTGCTGTGCATTCTTAGCTTGCTGAAAAGACTCACTAGGTTGAGCAGGTGCAACATTTTGTTGCGGAGCTGTATTCCCAGATTGCATTCTATATAGTTGAACAAGATTATCGATATTAATAGAAGATGGGTCAGACATTTTAGCCATAAAATCTTGCGCTTGTTCTTGACTCATACCATGATGCCCTGTTACATAATTAACTATTTCAGTTTGCTGTTTAGCCGCAGCTTGATTAGCTTGCTGTCTTTTAGCTTCTTCGACTCTTTGGTTTTCCATTTTGTCAAATTTCTCTTGTAACACTGCATTCTGGTATTGAGTATGCAAAGCATTGTACTCTACCATTTGTTCGTCCCAATCCTCTTTTGCATCTAAATACCTAGCGCTTTCACTAGAAGGGTCTGTATAAGCTTCCTCTCTAGAAAAACTTCTAGGTCTTCTAGGTCTTTCAGGAGCTGCAGGAAATTCATTACTTTGCTCTTGAGGTACATCTTGAGGTTGAGCAACTGGAGCAGCCTGTTGTGCAGGTTGTGCTTGTTTCATTTGCTCTAATTCATTTTTGTACTTATCTGCCTGAGATTGCCAATATGCATATCTTTTAGCATCATTGTCACCTTGCTCAGGTTGAGCTGTAGTAGTATCCGCAGGTTCAGTTGGAAGAGGGTTTTCTGTAACATTATTAACTGCTTCAGAAGCCTCAGCTGATTCTTGATTCCCTATATCGTTGAAAATACTAGAAATATCATTAGAGCCCTTCTCTCCTATGCTTCCAAAAGCAGCTTCTTCAAATGAAGTATGTTGCTCTTGGTTAAGGTCTTCAACAGGGGTGTCTGTTTGTATATTATCGTTCTGCATTTATTTCTTTCTCCTTTTAGCTGCTCCACTTTTGCCACTAGGCGGAGGTGAGCTCATTTTATTAGCAGCATCATTAATGCTGGTTTTTACTGTGGCTAAGCTGTCATCAAGACGTTTTTCATAAAGTGTACCTGCAGCTTTCGCTTTATTGCTAACCTGGTCAAGGTCACTTTTAAACTTCTCAACTTCAACTTTCTTTCTTAAATTCACAGCTTCTCTATCTCTCGTTTGCATATCGCCTTTAAGCTGTTTAATTTGTTCTGATGCTTGTTTTAATTGTTCTTGTAATTGAGCAATCATATCAGTTCTTTGCATAACACCTTCCATATCAAATACTTCGGTCTTTTTAAGAACTTCTTGTCTATCTATTAATCCTTTTTGATAGGCATCCATATAGAACTCAAGTTCTGCATACCTATTACTTGGCAATGTTGAGCCAGTTACAACTGCTACATCGTATTTGCCAATTGTAATATCATTTATTACCTTTATCTCATCTGTCTTATCATCAACAAGCCTTTTATTAATAACATAATCGTTAATTGAGTTATTAGGCTGAACAACTCTAAAAATCTTCTCAGATGTATATAATTGTTGCATTAATGGTATAGCGACTTCACCAACTCTTTTTAATGCAGATTCTACATCTGCTAATTTAGACTTCATTTTTCTTTGTCCAAATTCATCAATAGATATAGTCGCTTTATATGTTTGAGGGGCAGCTTGAGAGTTTCCCATCATCATTTCGTATAATCCTAAAGCATGGTCTATATCGTTCTTTGCTGTTAACTCATTCTGATATAATTCATTTGGCAAAGGAGTAGGTTGCACTGGCATTGGAGCCCCATCAGTAGGGTCATAAGGTATAGCTACTCCAGGCTGTGCCCATTTCTCTTCAAAGTCTTTCATATCAACACTACCTTCAGGGACTAATATTTTAGTATTAGTACTCGTAGTAGCATGTGCAATTATCAAAGAACGTGTTTTATTTATATATTCCTGTAATCCCTTAATTAATCTAACATCAGATGTGGGATAAGGAGTTCTTGTATGTATATTCATTATAGGTATAATAGGATAATTATCTAAAGGTAATACCCTAGAATACAATAGTGTTTCCCCCATAATAACACATTGTTTTACTTTTTTAGAAGTAATCTTAACAATTTTTATAGAACCTTGAGCTATTAAATCTGCATAAGTTATTTGCTCAAAACTTATCTGAGGAACTTCATCTTCTGCAAGAGACATAGATTCTTCCTCACTATATCCAGCTTGTAATAACTCTTCTAGCTTTTGAGCTATTACCATTTGTCTTTGTTGAGATAATTGAGAATATAATTCTTGAGTCTTCTGCTCATCTGTTAATATTTGTCCTTGAAGAATCCAAGCAGGCCTTTGAGAATATATTTCGTATTCTTCTTCACCTAATAATTCTTCTTTACCAGAGAAAGCTTCATAAGTCCTGTATTCCTGAACATCTACTTTGTAATATCTCTCATACCCTCTAACATACTCTTGATTATTAACTCTACCTATATCTTCTGGAAAAGTAACTTCACCATCGTCTTCACGCTCTGTGAAGGGAGCATTAAAGTCTACCTTATTCCCAGAATCCGATTGAGCATTTTCAATCTTAGAAGAATACATAGGATAGAGTTTTTTAGCTTGAGATTTAGTAAAAAGTTTAGAAACTATAACATTTTCAGCATCGTCAAAAAGCTTATGTCTACTATTTGGGTCTACATAAACATCAAGAGGGTCTACATCATGTATACAAACCTCTCCCTTGCCCATATCCATTGAAGGGTCTTGATAAACCTGTATATATCCAACTCCCATTACAAAGTAATCATCAATAGCTTGCCTTATAACAGCCCTGCCATCTGATATGTCATACATATAAGAAAGCAAAGCACTCATTACTTGAGCCACTTTATTATCACTATCTTCTCTAGGAGCACATCTAAATGATGGCCTATTTGAAGTAAGCATTGCTTTAGCAGATTCTACTGCTGGATGAACTCTGTTGATTACAATAGGAGCTTGCCCTCTATTCATAAGGGTTTCTCTTTGTTCAGATGTCCATTGCTTACCTAGTCTAAATTCTTTATCTTCCTTAGCTTGAGATGCCCAATTATCTCTTTTACTTGAATAGGTGTCAAAAAGCTCTAAAGTTTCATTTACCATGTCTGGGCTTTGAGATTTGTCTTTTTTGGAATATTCCATATGCTTAATTTACGAATTACATAGTCATCCAATCAAGACTTTTCTTTTCATTTCTCCAATCTTCTTCAGAAAGTCGCTCAAATTCAGCTCTTCTACATGGTTTAGCACCATCTAAAGCAGTCCAAATAGCATCCATGATATCATCATGCTTTCCTTTGGGATATGATAAAAACTCTTGTTGGGCAATCATATGCTCTGGTTTGAAGTAAAATGTACCCTTTGCAAATAAAGGGACAAGTGATAACAATCTTTCAGATTTAGAATTTCTAGGTTTAACTCCAGCTTCTAATCCTGGTATATACAATTGTTCTTCTCTCATTAACTCTCTTACAGCAGTTCTTAAAGCTTCCTGGTAACCAACAGTTTCTACCTTAACTCGCCTAGGTCTAAACTTCTTATATACATCGATTATCTTTTGAGGTTGCTCTGCTGGAGAAATCTTATCTCTATAAATATCTAAAACATATTTATTATTTTCATTATCAATGGCAATAGTAGCAATAACAAAGAAGTCAGCCCTAGCACTAAGAGAACTTGCAGGGTCCACTCCAGTATAGAGTTCAACTGGTTTAATCTTTTCATTTTCTAATCCTTTATTTTTAATAATAACATTTTGGCCATCTATTTTCTCATATTCATAACTATGCAGTTTAATCCAATCAGGTTGAAAAGGAGCGTCATCTGGCGATTGTGCTATATTCATGTATTCTTGATAGAATCCATTAATATTTCCAACAGAAGAAAATTCATCCTTGATGCCAAGGATTCTTTCTTTTGGGAACCTTTCAGGCCAAATACTCTCTTCTTTGTCATTCCATATAGAATACCATAGGACTGCCCAAGAAGAAGATTCTTTTGCCCAATAAAGGAAACAATCTTCAGATATAACTGTTCCAATCATTGCAATCTTACCCTCATCAGACAAAGAAGGAATAACAGCTTCTGTCATCCACTTCCTATTCTTGGCTCTAGCTTCTGGAGTATAAGCATTTAACTCAGATTCAAAGTCATCTACTATAATTAGATTAGGCCTTGTATCACCTTCAATAAAACCCCTAACTCTTTGTCCTGTACCTACAGCTATTATTCTAGTCCCATTAGCAAGTACAATATCTGTATGTGTCCATCTACTTGCAGTATTAGGACCTAAGTCTCCAAATATCTCTTTAAATTGTTTTGAATGAGTTAAGTG